GTGGTGGGCAGTGGCGGTCTGACGAACTTGGCGAGCATTACGATCAGTGGCAACGGCGACCAGTCCATTGGCCCGAAACTTGCCTATACCTATGGTTCGAATCCGCCCGCAGGGGTCTTGAATAACTACGGGACGATTATCCAGGCTTCTGACGCCACGTTGGCGGTTGCGCGGAGTTCTACGTTCAACAATCTTGCGGGGGCATTGTACGACCTTCAGGGCGATGTGGGTATCGTCGGCTCTTCCGAGTACAACTCGCCGTTCTGGTACTCGTATGGGGGTACCATCAACAACGCGGGGTTGTTCCGCAAGTCCGCAGGGAGCGGAACATCGTCGATTGATTCCCTCGTTACTTTCAACAACACCGGGACGGTGGAGGTGGACAGCGGGACGCTGACAATCAGCGGGTCGCTGGCGCAGCTTTCAGGCGGTCAACTTACCGGGGGAACGTGGATCGTTCGCGCAAGTTCCACGCTCAACATCAGCACGGGCAGCAACATAACGACCAACGCAGCCAGCGTGATCCTGAACGGCTCTGGATCGACCTTCGCCAAGATCAACTCGCTGAACAACAACACGGGCATCTTCAGCGTCCTGGGCGGCCGCAGCTTCAGCACCGCCGGTGCCCTGGCCAATTCGGGGACTATCACCGTTAGCGCCGGAAGCGCTATGACCGTGACCGGCGCTTACTCGCCGACGGCCAATTCGATTACTTGCGTCGACGGCACTCTGACGCTCAGCGGAACAACCACGATATGGGGACGCCTCACCGGCACGGGCACCGTCAACGGGAGCCTGACCATCGCCGACGCGCTTGCCCCCGGCGACAGTCCCGGAACGCTGAGGGTCGGCAACACCACGATGGCGGCCGGCGCGACCTACGAGTGGGAACTCGGCGCCACGACGGCGGACAAGGTGGCCGTAACGGGCAACCTGACGCTCACTGACGGGTGGAAGCTCAATCTGCTGGACGCCGGAGGCACCCCCGCAGTCGGCTCGAAGTACGACCTGTTCACCTATACCACTACGTTCTCGGGCAGTATCGCAGGCGATATTATCGCCAGCCCCGCCGCTTGGCCCACCGCCCGGACCTTCCAAGACGACCCAGCCAAGAAGGTTTATGTGCAGTTCGGGTTGTTGGGCGACACCAATGACGATTTCGTAGTTGACGCGGCCGACTACATCGCCTTGAAGTGGAACTTCGGCCTTGGGTCGGGCGCCACGCAGGCCCAAGGCGATCTCAATAAAGACGGTGCCGTCAACTGGGCCGACCTTCAGATTATGATGACCAGCTTCGGCACCGGCATCGGTGAGGCCGCGATAACTCCTGAACCGGCGACTCTGGGCCTGCTTGCCATCGGCGTTTTGGCAATCATCCGCCGCAGGCGGAAATAACCCAGACTCAACCTGTAACGAGAACTCACGCGCGCGGGCGGTTCTTTCCGGGGTTGCCTGCATGTATGCGCGGCTGCCGAACGTCTACCCGTGTAACGATCCGCATTCGCCTGCGGAATCCGCTTTGTAGCTGCCTTCCCACCATGTAGATTCTACTCAGACAACCAGGACGCGCGACGCACCGGCTGATCCCCGGGGCGCTGCCAAAGATACGAAGGCTTCTTGGAGCCAAGACTCCAGGGAGCCTTTTTTCTTTGGCTCGCGCGGCCGGTTGTCTGACCTGCCTACCGGCAGGCAGGCTTGGAAATGCGATGGTGGAAGAACTGGACAACTCGATTGAGCAGAACGCGGCAGGCCCGAAGCAGGCCTCGGCTGATGGCGTAACGGTTCAGCAGCACCCGCTGCCTGACCAGATAGCCGCCGAGAAGCACGTGGCGGGCAATCGGGCGTTCTCTCGCAACCCAGCCAAGGCGTTCATCCGGGTCAAGATCGTCCATCCAGGAACGGTGTAACGAACATGGGTTGGTGGCCATTTACAAGACGGTCGAAGCAGGCGGGCGCGGTCACACGCACGCTGGTGGTCCGCGCGAAGTTCGACTCGGCCCAGACCAACGCCGACAACAGGCGCCACTGGGCCAACGCGGACGGCATGTCGGCCGACGCCGCGGCCAGCCCTGCTGTCCGTCAGACGCTCCGCAACCGGGCTCGCTACGAGGTCGCCAACAATTCTTACGCCCGTGGCATCGTGCTCACATTGGCCAACGACGTGACCGGCACGGGGCCGCGGCTTCAGATGCTGACCGGTTCGACCCGCCGCGGCGGGCTCACCGAAGGTGACTCGGCCAAGACCAATCAGACAATCGAGCGCGAGTTCATGGCCTGGGCGAAGGCCGTGGACCTGCCCGGCAAGCTCCGCACCATGCGGATGGCCAGGGCGCAGGACGGCGAAGCGTTCGCGATGCTGTTCAGCAACGACAATCTGAACTCGCCCGTCAAGCTGGACCTTAAGCTCATCGAGGCAGAGCAGGTCGCCACGCCGAGTGCGAAGCTGGGCGTCGTGGGGTCGGAACTGGCCGTGGATGGCATCGAGTTCGACCCGTTTGGCAATCCCGTGGCCTACCACATCCTCAAGTCGCACCCAGGCAGTGGCGCGAGGGCTTCCTTCCTGGACTTCCAGCGCGTGCGGGCCGACAGCGTGATCCACTGGTTCCGCGCCGACCGGCCCGGTCAGCGCAGGGGCCTGCCCGACATTCTTCCGGCGCTGCCGCTCTTCGCGCAACTGCGGCGGTACACCCTGGCGGTGATCGGCGCGGCCGAGAGCGCCGCCAACATCGCCGTGCTGATGAAGACCAACGCCCCGGCCGGCGGCGAAGCGGCGGAAGTAGAGCCCATGACGGAGATGGAGTTCTCGCCCAACATGGCGGTCTTCACTCCGGAGGGTTGGGAGCCCAGCCAGGTCAAGGCCGAGCAGCCTGCCACCACCTACGACATGTTCAAGCGGGAAATCCTTAACGAGATCGCCCGCTGCCTGAACATGCCGTACAACATCGCGGCCTGCAATTCCTCGGGCTACAACTACGCCTCCGGGCGGCTAGATCATCAGACCTACTACAAGAGCATCCGCGTCGAGCAATCGCACGTCGAGTCGGTCATCCTGGACCGCATCCTCGACGCCTGGCTGGCCGAGGCGGCGAAGGTGTTTGGTTTGGGTCAGATCACAGATGCATCGCACCAGTGGTTCTGGGACGGCCACGAGCACGTGGACCCCGCCAAAGAGGCCTCTGCCCAGGCCCAGCGCCTTGCCTCCAACACCACCACGCTGGCCAGCGAGTACGCCAAGCAGGGCAAGGACTGGGAGACCGAGCTTCGCCAGAGGGCGAAGGAAGTGGCCCTGATGAAGGAACTGGGGTTGACGGTGGCGCAGACGGCGCCGGCCAGTCCGCCCCAGGATCAAGTCAAGGAAGATGACGATGGCGACGAACAAGACACCCGGCAATCAAAAGCCGCCTGAGCGGCCCGGCTTCGCCGAGGCTACGCAGGGCAGGCTGGAACTCACGGCGCAGATGGACATCACCGCCGGCGCCGACGCTGGCGACGGCAAGCCCACGCTTCCCCGCTTCAGCATGGTCGCCTACACCGGCGGTCCCATGCGGGTTGCCGGCTGGCGCTACCCGGTGGTCGTGGACCTGGCCGGCCTGGCTGTCCCGCGGCAGAACGCCCCGATCCGCGAGTCACACGGCGCTCGCGTCGGCCACGCTGAGAGCATCCGCGTCGAGGCCGGTCAGCTCGTCGCGGCGGGCGTTATCTCCTGCACGGGCCAGGTCGCCCGCGAGGTGGTGGCCGACGCCAAGAACGGATTCCCCTGGCAGGCGAGCATCGGGGCGTCGGTCGAGCAGTTCGAGTTCATCAAGGAAGGTCAGTCCGCCCTGGTAAACGGCCGGGACTTCATCGGACCCGTCAACGTCGTCAGGAAGGCGACGCTGGGCGAGATTTCATTCGTCGATCTTGGAGCCGACGGGAACACGTCGGCCAATGTGGCCGCTTCGGCCAAGGAGAACATCAACATGGACGGTAACGACATCATCAAGCAGGACAAGACCGCAGAGGGCATCGAGGGCAAGGAGGCCCCGGCCGCTACGGCACAGGCGCAGACGGGCGCGGATGCCCCCGCGCCTTCGGTTCAGGCTTCGGCCGGCGCCGGCATCACCGCGACGTGCGTCGCCGACATGCGCGCCAGCGCCGCGGCTGAGCAGGAGCGGATCGTGGCCGTACGCAAGGTTTGCGGCGACACCCACGCCGAGATCTGCGCCAAGGCCATCAAGGATGGCTGGGACGTCACTCGCACGGAACTGGAGGTGCTGCGGGCCGACAGGCCCAAGGCCCCGGCCGCGCACATACCCGACAACTCCATGACCGGCTCGGTCCTGGAGGCCGCGTGCATGCTCACCGGCGGCGTCAAGGGCGACGTGGTGGTCGCCGCCTTCGGCGAGAAGTCCGTCGAGGCCGCCGACAAGCGGTTCAAGGGCGGCATCGGACTCCAGGAGCTATTGCTGGAGGCCGCGTGGGCCAATGGCTACGACGGCCGCAACTTCCGCGACAGCCGGGCTGTGCTGCGGTTCGCGTTCGGCCACGCCGGAGGAATCCAGGCCGGATGGTCCACCATCGACATCGGCGGCATCCTGTCCAACGTCGCCAACAAGTTCCTGCTCGAGGGCTTCTTCAGCGTCGAGCGGACCTGGCGGAACATCTGCGCGGTGCGGAATGTGTCGGACTTCAAGACCGTCACTTCGTATCGCCTGATCGGCAAGGACCAGTACGAGATCGTCGCCCCCGGCGGCGAACTCAAGCACGGGACGCTCGGCAACGAGTCCTACACCAACAAGGCCGACACCTACGGCCTGCAGTTAGCCATCGACCGCCGGGACATCATCAACGACGACCTCGGCGCCATCACCACGGTCCCGCGGAAGCTTGGCCGTGGCAGCGGCCTGAAGATCAACGACGTGTTCTGGGGCATCTTCCTGAACAACGGCTCGTTCTTCACCGCCGGCAACAAGAACTACACCACCGGCGCCGACACGGTGCTGTCCATCGACGGGCTGACGAAGGTGGAAAAACTCTTCGCCGACCAGGTGGACTCCGACGGCAAGCCCATCGGCATCCAGCCGGCGGTGATGCTGGTGCCGACTGCCCTGTCGGCCATGGCCACCATGCTCTTCAAGAGCCTGGAGATTCGCGACACCACGGCCAGCACCAAGTATCCCGTGGCCAACCCGCACCAGAACAAGTTCCGCGCGGAGGTCAGCCGCTACCTATCCAACTCCAGCTACACAGGCAACAGCGAGAAGGCCTGGTATCTGCTGTCCGACCCGGCGGACCTGCCCGTCATCGAGGTGGCGTTCCTCAACGGCCAGGAGTCGCCGACCATCGAAACGGCGGATGCGGACTTCGGAACGCTCGGAATCAGAATGCGCGGCTACCACGACTTCGGCGCCTCCCTGCAGGATCCCAAGGGTGGCGCAAAAGCCAAAGGCGAGGCCTAAGCCTCACTCTGACAGGAGATAACGAACATGGCACAGAACTATCAGGCAACATTCATTCAGGAAGGCTTGTCCATCGACTACACGCCCGGCTCGGCGGTCGCCGCCGGCCAGGTGGTGGTCCAGGGCAGCATGATCGGCGCGGCGAAGACGCCCATCGCCGCAAACGCCCTGGGCGCTCTGGCGGTCCGGGGCATCTTCGACGTGGTCAAGGCCAACGAGCAGCAGG